GATTTAAAAAAATGTGATAAAGATTTTGGAGAGAATGGAGAGAATTTAGATAATTTACTCATTAATTATCCAGAACAAAAACCTAATTTAGATAATTTTGTAAAAAAAATAAATATTCCACAAAATGACCCTATAATACCTAAGAGAAAAGTAATAAATATTAAAGACCCCACCCTAAAAACTAAAGGTGTTAAAAAAAAAGAAAATCTATCCTAATTATAATATGGTAAAAATAAATAGAACAAATAAAAAAATGAAACATAAAAAACACCATAGATTGACAAAAAAAAAGTTACATAATTATAGCAATAAATCGAGGTCATTTAAACAGTTAAACTGTAGTCCTACTAAAAAATTAAGCTATACATGTTATTCACCAAGAAATCTTCATAAGTTAAAAAATAAATGGAATAGAGAACATCCTGATAAGAAAATTACCTCTAATGACCCTTACCATATTTGGCAATCTTTAAAGAACTTGATGTCTAGTACTTGTAAAAATGAAAGATGTTGGTTAAGACAAAATTTTATGCAAAATAAATTAAATAGAGAATTAGCAACTTATACATTTGCACCAAATTCGCCAAAGACTTGGAAAAAAAATCCAAATGAATGGTTAAATAGTAATGATATAATTAATGTGATGCGACAATATGAATATAAATATCCTAATTTTAAGTTTATAGGTCCTTCTCCTATAGATTTTGATAAAAAGAAAATGTTTGGGCAGTGTGTTTGGAATGATTTATGTAATTTTAATTTAAGGCGAGCTTTAAATAAAGGTATTACAAAGATTGGCGTAATACTTAATACAGACCCCCATTACTTGAGTGGTTCGCACTGGGTTTGTATTTTTATTAATACTGATAGAAATTTTATTTACTATTTTGATAGTAATGCTGATACTACTCCAAAACAAGTAAGAACATTTATTGACCGTGTTAAAAGACAATCAAAAAATATGGGAATTGATTTACAAGAATATGTTAATGAAACAGAACATCAATTTGAAGATACAGAATGTGGTATGTATGTATTATATATAATAGTACATTTATTAAATACAAATAGTCTACCCAAATTTAATAACAGAATACCAGATAAAGAAATGGAAAAATTAAGAAAGATATTTTTTAACTAATTACTAATTTAAATTTTTCTTTTATAATTTTTCTTTTATAAATTTAAACATATAATATTATATAATTATTAAAATATTATATGGAGAGTATACATTTTATATCTACCGAAAATAAGGCACTAATATGGCAATTATTAATGGAAATGAATGCTTTTATTAATATTCCAGACCATTATTTTAGTAAAGTAAAATCTTTATATGAAGAAATAATTAATGAGGTTAATGAAAAATCTAAAAACTCTAATTTATCTTTGAAAGAGAGAAATAAAATTGTTATTAGTAAAATGATTGATACAATTAAATTTTATAATAAAGAGCATATTCAAAAGCCACTAGAAGAAGTAAAAATTAGAGTAGAAGAACAATATAATAATAGAAAAGAGGAATTTATAAAACTAGTTAATCATAATAAGCCAAAAGATATTAGTTTTAACGAAGAGTCAGATAAACCATTTAATACAGAAGAACTAAATTCTAAATTGAATAGTATGATTACTTCAAGGTCTTATGATTTACAAGCATCTCAACCTCCACCTCCTTCTAGCCCTACGGTTACGGTAAATAGAGAAGAAGTAGAGAAAAAGGTAAATTTTGTTCCAACAATTCCAACAACTAATGATATTTTAAATAAATTAAAAAAGGTAGATTCTAAAAAAAACGATGATTCTAGTATTAGTACAGATAAGTTATCTCAAATATATGATTTATTAAAAATGATATCACAAAATCAAGATACAATTATCGGTCTCTTAAAAAATTAGTATTAAAAGTATTTATAGTATTTATACTATTATTTTAGTTATATTTTATTTCTTTCAATATATTAAATAAAAATGAAAATGAAAGAGATAAAAAATTTTAAAAACAATTTAGTTATATATTTTACACTAGTAGTAATTTCTTTTTCAATTGAAAGATATTTTATTTCTTGTAATCATTCTTCACCCTATACGTTATCTATTTCCTTTATTCATCATATGTTTGCTGTATATTTATATTTTGGTTCGTTTATATTTGGATTTTATCTATTTAATATAGTTGTTGGTTTATTAACACTATTTGGATGGTATCTATTTGGTAATAGATGTTTTTTGAGTATTTATTATAATAAAATTTGTAATATAGATGAAAAAGTCCAATTTCATGATATTATAAATTTAATTAATAAATTTTTACATGTTCCCAATTTACACTATTATATTCTAGGTATAATTTTTATATATAATCTTTATCATTTATGCGATTACAAAAAAATATAACTAGTAGGTTTATATTTTGGTTCTTCTCCTGGTTTAGAAATATTTTTAAAATATAAACTACCAACTACACGTGGATTTTCATTTCCTAAGGTTTCTATTTTAAATAAATCAGCTATTACTATACCTTCACTATTTTCATATTCTGGGTTTAATAGTACACTATTATATGCATATTCTCGCCCATCTAATTTAACTTTTTTAGGTTTAACCTTTATTTCCTCTCTATTTTTTTTTGATGTATCATCTCCATCTTTCTTTTCAATAGATGGTTTATAAGAAAATTTATTTTCACTAGAACCACTAAATGAAAAACATTTAACTTGTTTACTTGTTCCAATTTTATTATGTAATTCACAGTCAATTGCTGCTTCTTTTACATTTTTTAATAAATCAAACATTACTTTTTCTTTTTGCAGTGATATTTCAAAAAGTGCTTGGTCACTAGTTAAATATGGGTCTGGTAGTGTTTTATAGTTTCTATATACGTCTATTTTAAACTTACTTTTATCTTGTTTTTTTAATTCAGCAGAAGCCTCTTCTAATCTCTCATTATCTAATTCCATTAAATAAAGAAATACTTCTACACTATTATATTTTTCTGGCAAGACATTATGACTGCAAATACGTCTAGCTCTACCAATTACCTGATTAATACGCACAGGATGCCAATAGGGTTCTGTTATATGGACATATCTTACATTATTTAATGATATACCTTCGGCACCAGATGCTGTAATCATAATTACTTTAATAATATCACCAAAATGATTTCTTAGATGTTTTATTTCTTTTTTATCTTCAGCTTTTCTCTCTTCTTCTTCTTCCGCTTTTTCCGCTTTTTCTGCTTTTTCTTCTTCAACTTCTGTATTATTAAATTCTTTATGTTTCTTTTTTAATTCTATTATATGTTTTTTTATTTCAGGTTCGGCAACTGGATTTTTACTCTCTAATTCTAAGAGTTGTTTTTTCAATTCTTTAGTTTCTGGTTTATCTAATTTACTCCAATCACTATTAAATATATAACGTAATATTTCCTTTTCTTCAGGACTTTCAGTTCCTGTGTAAAGAATATATTTTGGTTTTATCAAATCTTCGTCTTTAATATTTAATTTCCAAATATCTCCTATTTTTTCAATACGAAACCGCGCAAATCCATTTGCTTCTAAAACTAGAGCAAAAATACCTACACCTTCTAATAATCTAAACTGACTATAAACTAAATTTGTTCCTATATTTTCTGGATTTTTTATATTTTCTAACATCTTTTTAAATTTAGGACTATAAATTTCCAGACCTTCCGGTGTTAAAAATTCATCTCGTCGTCTATCTAAATTTTCAAGTACTCGTTTTTGATTTAAAGCGTATAACGCTTTTTCTTTAACTTCTTTTTCAGGCAATGGTTTAGTATCTTGTTCACTAATTAAAATTCCTTCTTCTTTATAACGTTCTTCAGCTGTAATTCCATCAATTAAATCTTCATCAGCAGTTTCATCAATTATCTCAGCCAAATTTTTACCATCTTTTGGTAAAGGCCTATATATTTTACTAGCTCCTTCACCTTCTCTTGGAAATACAAAATTACAGAAGGCTCTTGAAAATACACGATAGGTTGAAACTGTGTCTTCATATAAATCATTTCCTTGTTTTTTCTTTGCCCGCCGCGCTGCATTATTTTTTTCTACTGTTCTCTCTTGAACTCTAGCTTCTTCATATACTTTAAATTGGAACTTACTCATAGGTATAAGGACTAAATGAAAATCTTTATCCTTATTAAATTTTGGTAATAATTCATCTATATCTGGAAAATAAGATACTAAACCTAATATTCTGCGTTTAAATATTCCCATATTTTTTAGTTTTGTTGTATCTGTTTGTTCTAAGAAGTAACCATTAAAACTGTCTTTATTATCTGGTAAGCAAGTATTATAAATAGGCTCTAATTGACTGTCCTCTTTGCTACTTTTAATTTTAATATTTTTAGAAGCTAAAACTTGAATAATTTTTGTAATAAAACCAGTATCGTCTATATTTCCTTGTTCACCTAATTCTACGCCTTTATATTCTCCTGTATCTTTATCATTTACTGTATAAAAACCATATGGATTTCTAGTTATAGTAAGTACAGGGTCCGGGCTAGATTTAAAATCCAAATAGTCTAATAATTGATTAGTTCCTAAATCTTCTCTAAATAATTTTTCAAGATTAGCTTCTGTTAAACTAAAAGTTTTATCTTTATTTTCATTTATTAAGTGAAATTTCCATGTTTTTATATTTCCTCTTAATATATTCATCATTATTGAAATCTCATGTGGATAATTAATAATTGGAGTACCTGTTAATAATACAATTCTACAATTTTCTGCACTCTTTAAATAACTATAAACTCTAGAGAATACAGCTGATTCTTTTGATAACTTATTTATAATCAGACTAATCAAATTATGTGCCTCATCTACCACTATAACCTTATTAGAAAATGGATTACCTCCAGCGTCTTCTATCATTTTATTAAACTTTCTCTCTCTCAGTCCATTATATGCAACAAATTCATATTTATTTGATATCATCTTATCAATTTGTATATTTAAGCTTTTTTGTTGTTCACTTGTTAATGAATCATAATTAGGTTCTTTTGATGTATCTACTACCCAAACTCCACCATTTGAAACTATAAATTTTGGTGTAAGTGATAATTTGTATGCTAAACTGTCTATATCTTCTAATTGAATATCTTTTTCAATTTCTAATTTTTTCCAAAATTGATTATTTCTATAAAATACATCCCCGCATTTTTTTAATTCTTGTTTATAATTTGGTTCTAATGATTTTGGAAGCATTATCAATACTTCTCTATCTGTTTTAAGACCTTCCGATATTGCAATAGATGAACAAGTTTTACCTGACCCTAAGCCGTGATATAGTAATACTCCTCTATAGGGAGTTATTTTACTTATGTAATTTCTTACAATATCTTGATGTGTTAGTAAACTAAACCCGACTACTTCTTTATCACAGCTATAATTGCTTTTATCACTAACTTTTTTTCCAAATGTGTCATCTAAAATTTTATTTATAGAATTTACAAATTTTTCTCTATTATTTAAAAAAAACGACGAGGCTTTTATCTTTAATTCTAATTTTTTACTTTTACTAAAATATTTATCTTCAAATTTTTCAAAATCTTCTGGTTTTTCACTAACTAATTTATCACCATATTTTGTCTTTGATTTTCTTGTTAATTTTCCTGTTGTTTTTGATTTTGATGTTTTTTCTTTTTTTTCCTTTTTTTCCTTTTTTTCTTCTTCCTCTAAAGCTTTAAGTAATGCGTCTTCACTAAAATCTTCATCTTCTTCTTCTTCTTCTTCTTCTTTTTTTGCAGATGATAATTTACCAGTATCACTTTTTTTTTCTTCAGCTTCTGGTGCTTCTGGTACTTTACTAACAGACTTTAACTCTTTTGCAAGTTCAAATAATTCTTTTTCACTATCTAATTTTTCGGTTGATATTTTACTTACAACACTAGGTCTAATTCCTAATTTTTCTAAAATTTCACTTCTTTTGACTCCACTTGTTTCTCTCTTATCTTCAACTTCAACATTTCCTAGTTTTACTGACTTTTCTTGAGCTGGTTTTTTAATCGCTACAGCTTTTTTTTCTTTAGGTTTTGGTTTTTGTTTCATTTTATCCAAAAGACTTTTTGAATCATCAGACATTTCTTAATATATAAAGACATTATATATTAAGTAAAAATAAAGCAAAATATTTAAAAATATTTTAAAATAAATTTTGTTAATTAATTATTAATTAATTATTAAATAATTATTTATTATTCTAATTTTTTTATTGCTTCTTCACAAGCAATTTGTTCAGCTTTTTTCTTAATTTTATGAATACCTTTTCCCATAAATATAATAATTTTACCATTTTCTTCTAATAATTCATGAACCTTTTTAAATGACCCAATTTCTTTATAATCAATCGCATTTTTTATAGATGTTTCATGTATCTCTTGACCCAAACAAATATATACTCCCATTTCATAACCGTTTTCAAGTGTATGACTAATTTCTAAATAATTTGGTGTAATTTTAAATTCCTTTTGAACTAACACTTGGAATCTATTTTTAAAATTATCATCTGTCTTGATTAATGTTACCCAATCCACATGTTTTTCAAAAATATTTTCAATAAATATTTGAGCCATTTGAAACCCCGGACCAGTTGAAAATACATTTGTAAACCATTTATGTTCATCATATATAGATATTTTATTAACATCTAAAAATATAGCAGCTATAAATGCCTCAAAAAGACATCCTAATTTTTTAAAATTTGTTCTTGTATTTTTTTCCTCAGCATGTTTAGAAAGTATAAACCATTTATGTAATCTTAGTTCGTATGCTAATTTCCCAATATGTTCATTTTTTACTAATGCTATCTTTTTCTCTGTCATAAATCCTTCATCTGCTTTTGGAAATCTTTTATATAGATAATATTTAGTTACTAATTCTAATACTCCATCCCCTAAAAACTCTAATCTTTCATTAGACTTTGTTTTTAACGCAAGACAATCATATGGTTTATCTGCTACCTTTATATCTAATGTCTTATTTTCTAACGCAGGTCTTTTTACATAAGAGCGATGTACAAATGCTCTCATATATAAATTAATATTATCAATATTATAATTTACACCATAATTTTTGAGAATAGATTGAACGTCATTCAATGTAATCTCAATATTTTGAGGATTAAATGGATTGAAAATTAACCCTTCTGCTGACTGTTGAATATCAGGGTCTTGAAAATCTATATCTTCTTCAGTCATAATATTGTTATATTAATATATTTTTATACTATTTTCTTAATTCAATTATTTTAATGATTAAAAATAAATAAATAATAAATAAAAAATAACACTATAATTTATTATGAAAGGAACAGACATATTATTAACATTTATTATTATAATTATTTTTGTTCTATTATTTAGTGTAAATATATTATCAGTTGGTATTGAAAAAATAAAATCAGAATGGCCTAATTATCGTTGTAATCCTATTGTAATGCCCTTTGCTAATGTTTTTGGTGAAGATACTATGAAAAATTTTGCTTTTTGTGTACAAAATCTTCAACAAACCTATATGCAAGATTTATTAGCTCCTTTAAATTACACTACCAACGTTATGGGAAGCATCGGAAAAGAATTTACAGATTCTATAAATGCTATTAGAGCTTTCTTTGACAAAATTCGTACTATGATAACAGATACTATCAAAGAAATTATGGGGGTTTTCTTAAACTTCCTAATTGGATTTCAACATATGATTATATCTATGCGTGACCTTTTTGGAAAAACAATTGGAACATTAACAATTTTTATTTATATGATGGAAGGTGCTATTATGAGTATGAAATCTGCATGGAATGGTCCACCTGGTCAAATGGTCAGAATGTTATGTTTTCATCCTAATACTTTAGTTAAATTAAAAAATGGTTCTACAAAAATGATTAGCGATGTTGAGCCTGGTGATACTCTTAAAAATAATCAAAATGTATATGGTTTTATGAAACTTAACAATCTTGATGAAAATGGTAATTATATTGAAAAACTTTATCTTTTTGAAAATGGTGAAAAAGATTGCAACGGTAACCATACTGATATTTTAGTCTCTGGTAGCCATCTAATATTTGATAAAAACTCTAATGATTTTATCTATTCTAAATTACATAAAGATTCAAAAGAGAGTAGAGTTCAAACTAGATATTTAATATGTTTATTAACAACTGACCATACAATTCCTTTAGGAGATTATATATTCCATGATTGGGAAGATAATCAAGGTTCTCCTTCTAAAAATGTTTAGAATCTCATATATATTATCATTCTACTATATATGAGTGACATCGAACAAATTATTAATCAATTATATATACAACATAAAAAATCTTATTTATCTGGATATGGCAGCGATGTGGTCATTTCTATTGTTATTATTTATATTTATCTTGTCATTATTATACGATATTATATACTTAACAATTTACCTGAAATAAGGTCTAAATGGCCCACACAAAAATGCAATCCTCTTTACATGCCATTTGCAGGTATGGTAGTTAAAGATTCTAGTAAATCTAGTAATGAATTAATTCAAGAAAACTTTTCCTTTTGTATTCAAAATATTTTACAATCTATAGCGCAAGATGCTTTAGCCCCTATTTATTATGCTAGAAAAGTCGCAAATGATGCTATTAATGAGTCTGTTAAAGCGGTTCATTCAGTAAGAGGATTCTTTAGCACTATTAGAGATGATATTGAAGATACTGTCTCTAGTATATCAGGTAGAACATTAAATGTAATGATTCCTATTTTACATATGTTTGTTACTACTAGAGATAGTATAGAAAGAGTTAAAGGTGTTTATACAACTGGTATTTATACTATGATGGGTACTTACATGTTAATGAAATCTACGATATTTAATATTTTAAATATTATTGTTAATGTGATTTTAGCTGCATTAGTTGGAACTATTATAGGTTTACTATTTATACCATTTGTTGGTTGGGCTTTAGCAGCACCATTAATTGCTGTAGCTACAGCAATTATGATTCCTACATTACCTATTATTATCAAGTTTGATAATGTATTTAAAGGTGGATTTTCTACATGGTTACCTCATTGGTAATTTAATTTTATTTAGCAAATTTTTCAAATTATTATAAAATAATGTATTTTATAATACTTTATTATAATTTATAATACTTTATTATAATTTATTATAATTTATTAAATACTAAAAAATACAAATTATATAATAGACTACAAAAAATCTCTAAATAAATATATATTATGAATTTTTCCATTTTCAATATTATGGGTTTTAAAATAATTGTTTTAATTTTT